AGTGGTTGCGGTTCAGTGATGGTGGTGGTGGTAGTGGGGGGGCTGTGGTTGCGGTTCAGTAATGGTGGTGGTGGTAGTGGGGGGGCTGTGGTTGCGGTTCAGTAATGGGGTGCCCCAAAAAAATCGTTGCGTGACCAAAATTTCGCGTGCGCCCCAGACATACGCACGAGTCATCAAGGGTTGAATTACACACCACCCTTCAAACACCAATGATCAAGGGTTGAATTACACACCAACCTTCAAACACCAGTGATCAAGGGTTGAATCACACACCAACCTTCAAACACCTGCCATCAAGAATTCCATCACACCAGTGATCAAGGATTGAACACCACTCACACACCACCTTTGAAACACGAGTCATCAAGGGTTAAACCACATCAGTGAACACCAACAACTTGCTAAATAACTGCGACTATTCAGTTGACTTACAACTAAAAAGTCATATACTACAAGTATTGAAGGGGCATAGTGCCCACATTACACAAGAAGGAAGGAACCGATATCATGGACACTCTACTAAACATCATCATCACTCTACTGTCAGTGGTGGCAATCTCCACTGCTCAAGCTGCCACGGAAGGCACTCTACCCGCTGCCGCGCAATGGCAGTCAACGCTGTCAATCAACGACGCAATCATCGCTGGTCACGGACCAGAAGGCGCGGGCTGGCGCGCTCCTGCTGTGGACGAGGTCTCCTTTGAGGAAGCACTTCGCAACTCACAATGCTGGTGGAGCCAAGGCATCCCCAACCACAAGCACTGACACACCTCTAAACACCAACAGCTACCCCAATCCCCGGGCGGATACTAAATACAGGTATTAACCCGGGGATCATCACATATGGCCAAGAACAAAACACCTGACCTTCAAGAATCACAACTGCTACAAGCACTAACACAACTGGTGGCTACCTATGCTGCTCAACAGGGACGCAAAGGGGATAACGCACTGGTTCACGTAGATACGGGAGAAGTTATTCTTCCCCGTGACGTTGTTGAGAACAATCAAGCAGTGATCGCAGCCCTCTTAACTTCTGGTGGCTACAATCCCACTCGCTATCTAGTGGGACACAAACACAACAGCGTAAACCCCACTACAGGGCTCTTGGAGTTCTGGGGGGCAGACGCATCAGAAGGTGGCACAGCTGCCGCTGGTGCTGCCGCAGAAAGTGCCGCAGCCGACAGTTTCGGTGGCAGCAGCAATGATGGCGGTGGCTGGGGCGGTTACGGTGGCATTGAGAGCGTGAGCTTTGACACCGCTGTGGCCAACTCACTGGCTGATATGGCAGCGGGCACACCTGGCTTTGGAACTGGACCCGCAGGACCGGGCACCGGTCACAGTGAAAGCGGCAATATGGGTGCCTATGGTGCGGGATTTGGCAGCGGTGGTGTGGGCTATGATGAAGGCACCGGTGCCATCGGCAGAGGCTTCGCACAAGCAATGGATATAGCAAACCGAGCCGCAGCCGGAAAACTCACAGCCAATGAAGCAATGCGTGGTGTGGGCGCGTTGCTGGGCACCGGCATCAGTTTAGCAGGTGGAATCAACCCCATTAGTCTTGGAATGCTGGGAGTGGCAGCCCTTCAAGCAATGGGCATTGATCCCACTGGCGGACCACTTTCCGCACTGGGAGATAAGGAAGGAGTGGGCACAGAAGCCCGCTCTCCTGGCACAGACAATCAAAGTGACAGTGGCAATGCTCAATTGCCACGCAACAACACATCACAACCCACAGCCGCAGCCGCAGCGGCTTTGGAAAATGCACTCGCCGCAACACCCAATAGCAACAACGCATTCCGCATTCAAGAAGGTGCGCCTGAATGGAGCCGTCAAGCATCACAGGATTTGGAGCGTGCCATCGCTGAAATCCTTAATACGCAGCCCAAGCAGAGACGAGCATTCAGCCGCTTGCCTCTGGTAGCGGGTCTTGGTGAGAGGGCGATCTAATGTGCTTCTCCAGCATCGGCAACTTATTCAGTTCCGCTAGCAGTTTCCTAAAACCCATTGGTGACATCGCAGCACCATTGCTGGCAGTGGGTGCCGCAGCGGGTCTGGGCAAGCAACTGTTTAGCCCGGTAAAGCAGGGCAACTCATCACTGCCAGCCCTGCCTTCTCCTGACACAGCCACACAAGCCAGTAACCAAGCACAGGAAAAAGCTCGCTTGAGCGCCATAGCGGAAGCAGTGCGGGGCGGTGGCAATCAGCAGTTCCTGGACCCAGAAACTGGCAGCAAAGGTGTGCCACTCACACGCGACTTGTGGGGCGTGGGCAATCCACATCGCCTATTTTAACCGGAACAGCCAATGAACAAAAACATCACGTGGGAACAAACATCACAGTCACTGAAAGCAGCAGAGCAACAAAAAGCCACTCATATTGGTGAAATGGAAGATGCGTTTCTCTACATCGCACCACATCGCTCCATATACAGAACGCGCAATACCACCACTGATCGCAAGAAGATCTATGACACCACCGCACTGGAAAGTTGTAGAGCACTCACCACCCATACACAACGCTTCTTGATTCCACAGAACGCCCGCTGGAGCATGCTGGAGTGGAGCACACCCCAACTCAAGCGTGAGTTTGGATCACAGCTAGCAGATTGGATGGAAGGGGCAAATCAAGCACTGAACCGAGTGTGGCAGAAAAGCAACTTCTACATCGCATTGGATGAAAGCCTATGGGATGTGTGTGTTGTGGGCACTGGTGCCATTGCCATCGTTGACGCACCCAATGAACCCCTTCAGTTTATGAGTGTGCCCATTGCTGAACTGTTTTTTCTTTTGGACTATGCGGGAAATGCGCGTGATGTGTTCCGCTGCGTGGAACTCACCAATGCGCAAGTGGAACGCAAATGGCCCGGTAAACTGCCCACATGGGATACGTCACCCGCACTCAATGAGCAAACCCGCCACATCGTGGAACATGAGCACAAATACACCCGGTGGGACAAGGCTGCTGGTGCGGAAATCACCTATTATTGTTATTCCGTGTGGGACAAAGCCACTGGCACACTGTTGAGTCAACAACACTCTCCACATCAAACCTACTTCATCTACTTCTGGGACAGAGCACCCAAGCAAACCTGGGGTGAAGGTCCCGGCTTGCAGGCACTGCCTGACATACGCACTGTGAATCTCATGGTGGAAGACCTGTTGACTCGCAGCGCCTTTGAAGCGCGCGGACTGTGGCAAACACCTGATGAAACCATCAATGAAAAGCAACTGAACGGAAGAATGCGACCAGGGTCAGTGGTGAAGGTGAGAGATGCTCTAACCCCAGTGCCATTTCCTGGCAACTTCAGCATTGCTGTGAATGCCATCCAAACCACTCGCAGTCAGATACGAGCACTGTTCTATAACAATGCACTCAATCCGGATCCATCACAGCCCACATATCAGCCCGCTACAGAAGTGGCATTCCGTCGCGAACTGTTTGCGGCAGGAGTGGGTCAGGGACCAGCAAAACGCATTGACAGCCAACTGCTGCTGCCACTGGCTCGTGGCGTATGGAATCGCTTGGTGGCACGAGGCGATGTGGAACCGCCTTCGCCACAATACCTGCAAAGCATCGGCATTCCCGCCAATCAACTGGATGAAGTGTTCCGCGTGACCATATACGCCGCGGTTCAACGAGCGCAGGAAATGGCGCAAGCCCAAACCAATCTTCAGGGCTACATATCACTGGTGCAAGCCGTGGGTGATGCCACTGTTGTGAGCAAGCAGTTTGACATCGCTAAACTGATTCGCAGCACCGCTGAAAAACTGGGTGTGGAGTTGAGTGTGATGCGTGATCCCAAAGAAGTGGAACGCATTGACCAAATACAACAGCAGCAGGAACAGATGCTGGCAGCAATGAACTTGGTTCAACAAGCCGGTGGAGCGATGCAAGCGATCAATCAGGCTCAAACACCGCCGCAGCCCAACATGCCCAATATGCCTCCCAGTGTATAAATACTTCGCAGTCACAGAACACTGATGAAGGAAGCAAGCAATGAGAAAACAACTGAACAATCTACTATTGGCTCTTGGTGAACTCACCAAGGCACTCACACAAGCACAGCAGCAACCCAAAAAATCCCCCACATCACACAAACATCGCATGGCAGTGCACGCCCTTGCGCAGCCAGCTAGCAAACGCGGCATGCCCATAGAAGTGGAGGGTAAAACCTACGCATCACTGGCGGAAGCCAGTAGAGAACTGGGTGTGAGCCGCTGGTACATCAACAGAATCGGAAAAGTGGCAAAATGAAAAGCATGGACCGCACTCGCACATACACCAAACCTCTCACTGATGAGGAAGTGGAAAACACGTTTGGTGCTGTGTTTGACAACCCCCTGGGGCACGCGGTTTTGGACTACTTGGAACGCACAGCACGATTCAAGATGTCACGCAATCAGCCCAGCCTTGAGGCAGCACTATATCAAGTGGCGCAACTGGAACTGATTTCGCTGATGCGGCACTTGAGTAGAAACAAAAACAAAGGAAACCACAGCAATGGAGAACAACAATGAGCGAGACCACAACAACAGCGACCAAAGCAACATCCACAACATCCCCGGTCGCTTCAAGCAACACGGCGGCGGTGAGCTCACCGGCAGCATCAACGCCCAGCCCCAGCCCATCACAGGCGAAGTCAACCCCACAGAAGAGTTCAAAGCCCGCCTCCGCAGCCGACGCAGGGCTCTCCTTGAAGAACTCGCCGCAGTCCAAAACCAACTCTTTGAACTTGGCGACACCCACGAGCAGCCCGTTGACTTCTGTCCAGACGGCAAAATCAGGGTCAGAAGCCACACCCGCAAACGCCGCACCAAAGACGCTGACGCATCCCAATGACACCAAACCACTCACTGCCAACTTAAAACGCGGTGAGCAACCAGAGGGATTGGTGTTCGGCAAATACAAAAGCCTAGAAGAAGCGGAAAAGGGCTACAAAAATCTCGAAACCAAACTGGGTGAACTTTCCTCACGAGTGCCAGAACAATATGACGTCAAAGCCGCTTGGACAGCAGCGGAGATGGAATGGAGTGATGATTTTGCCAGCAATGAGCGGTTAACCACACTTCAAAAGCAAGCACGAGAAGCAGGACTCACACAGGACCAGTTTGCTTGGTTCGTGAAACAAGCCAAAGAAGAAGTAAGGGCGGCACTGATGGAGCACTCTCCTTTGGTGGACATTCAGCGTGAAAGAGCGCGTTTGGCGGAACAATATGGCAGCACAGAACAAGCAGAGGCAGTGGTTCGTGACGTGATGAACCAAGTGAGCAAACTGGGATGGCCACAGGAACTGCTCAACAAGCCACTCACAGCCACAGCCGCAGGCATCACTTTGCTGAAGGCGATTTTGGATCAAAGAGCAGCACCCAAGCCCATCACTGAAACTGCTGATGCGGGAGCAAGCCGCGACACACGCCTACAGGCTCTTGAGCAACGCAAATACGCCATCATGAACGACCAAAACTACTACCGCACACAAGCAGGTCAGAAGGAAATGGATGCAATTTTGATGGAAGAAATGCGTTTGAAGGGCTGATGTATAAATAACACTGACTTGAGCCTTTTCCTTTAGTAAGGATACCGGCAACTGCCGCCCTGAACAAAGAAGAGACACCTCTGGCATCACTACGCTAGAGGTGTGGTTTTTTCACTGAATCCTCCATAGCAGTGATGCTAGAGCATTACAGCAACCTATGGAGGTATTTCTAAATGAGTCAGTTCGCCGACAATCTATGGACCACCAAGTTTGGCACAGAGGTCACACATAGATTCCAACAAGAAACAGCAAAACTTGAGGACACTGTTGTTGTGGTTCGTGATGTCAACGACCGCATCTATCGTGCACCCGTTTTTGACGTGGCACAAGCCTTTGACGAGCAGCCACGTGGCAGTGACGTGCAATACAGCAACAATGACATGGGCTTTCGCGATTGTGTGCTAACAGACACATATGCTGCGGCTCTTATTCATTCACCTGACGAGTTCCGCTCAAACGTAAACTACCGCACAGCGTTTATGGACTCGCTATGGAGCGCGATCTACAGGAAGTTAGATGCGCGCATTATCGATGCTCTGCATGCGGGTCAAACCACATCAATCACACTGCCCACAGCAAACACCTATGACCGTCTTGGTATGGTGGCAATGACCAAGCGTCTACGCTTGGCTGACATTCAACCAGGACCAGATGTGGTTGCGGTTATTTCGCCCGGTGCTGAAGAAGACATGCTCGCAGACCAAGTGATCACATCAGCGGACTATATGGATGAAAAGGGTTTACAGAACGGCATGATTTCACGCGTACTTGGTGCACGTCATATCGTTCACAACTACCTACCAGTGCCCGCAGCAAATCAACGCAGAATATTCCGCTATCACAAGAAAGCAGTGCATCTTGCGATTTCACAAGCACCAACCGCACGCATTGACTGGGTTGCCCACAAGAGAGCGTGGCAGGTGTTGGTGGAATTCCAAGCCGGCGCTGTGGTGACTTGGAACACAGGCATCGTCGCTGCCAACATCGCAGACTGATAGAACACCAAAGGAGTAATAGAAATGAGTTTCCCAATTCACATTGACACAAAGAGCAACACCTACACAAATGCAGCCTCCGGTACAGTGTTCAACATGGACGACCTACTGCCCGGTGGTTTTGTAATCACCAACATACGTTTGGTGCAGCCCGGTCTGGGAGCCAACACCAATCTGGCAGTGCGCCAGGAAGTACTAAACGCCATGGGTACGGGTTTTGATCCACCCACTGATATCATTGCGGCAACCGCAACTTCATCCCCAGGCACCATCACCGGCGGCTTGGGATCAACAAACTCTGCACCACGCAGAATCTCTGTGATCACAAGCGGCTCAGGCACTGCCAATGGCACTGTCACACTGTATGTTGAAGGTTTTCAAGATTTGCGCTAGAACTTGATTAACGCCTAAAAACATCTCGCTCGCTAAATACGAGTGCCCAGACCATCGGGCATCTCCTCTTATGACTACGCAAGGAGCCCCAGTGGAAACACTGGGGTTTCTTGGTGGTTGAACCGCAGCTTCGCTAAATAGACAAAAGGAGACCCCTTCACAATGGCTACAACGGCGTTTGACTTAATCAGTTTAGCAACCACACGACTGGGGGCAGAAGTGGTGCAAAGTTTTGAAGATGGCACCAATGAAGCCAGATTTGCGGCAGTGATCTACCCCAACGCTCGCAAAGCAGAATTGAGCAATTACTTTTGGAACTTCACACTCAAAACCGAAGAACTGGTATTGGCCAACGAAACGCCCAAAGACAGCAACTGGCGTTATGCCTACTACAAACCCAGTTTTGTTATGCGTGAAGTGATGGCACTGGACCGCTCGGGATCGCCAGTGCCCTATCTCTTGGAAGGCAATCGCATATTGAGCAACACAAAACCCATGTGGTTCAAGTATCACGAGGAAAAGTCGGAGGATCAGTTTCCGCCATACTTTCAAGATTTGATGGTGAGCCGTTTGGCTTACGATATGGCGATGCCACTGACATCAGACATCAACATCGCAAGATTGATGGCACAGGAATACGAACAGCGCAGAGCGGAAGCACGAAATGTGGATGCTCAATCAGATCACACCACAGCGGTGCTCACACCTGCCAACAGCCGTTATGTGAGTGAGCGCTTCTAATGCCCAAAAGAATTGTAACGCAAAGCCGCTGGGTGGCGGGGGAAATGGGCGAGTATCTTTACTCGTCATCGGACCTACCTATCTACACTCGCGGTGCTGCTAAAATCGAGAACTTCAATGTGCTGCCACAGGGCGGTTTGGACTTCCGCAGAGGGCACGAGTATGTGTACGAACTCACCAACGTTCAAGTGGACGCGGTAAAACTACACACGTTTGACTTCAACAAAGAACAGCAATACACTCTCATTTTTACACCACTGGAACTGCGTATCATGCGCAACTTTCAGATGGTGGTGTCGTCGCCCATTGCCACACCATATCTTGCCAGTGAACTGTCAGAACTGCGGTTCACCCAAACAGGTGACACGCTTTTTATATTCCATCCCCTGCGTCAAACTCGTCAACTGCGTCGTCAGGGCTCTGACAGCCAGTGGAGTCTTACGTTGTGGGAACCCACCAATATCACAAGAGCACGTTATAACCTCATCTCCACACTCACGCCGTCAGCAACCACAGGCAACATCACGCTCACACTGAATGTGGCTCCCGCTTGGAAAGCGGGTCACGCTTCAGGCGTGCGAGTGTTCCTCAACTCGGGTTCAGCAGACATCACGGCGTTTCCATCAGCAGCCACAGGTGGCACGGCACTGGCTTCCGCAGGCACCGCAGCCAATGCCTTTGACAACAACAACACAACGGTGACATCAGCAGGTGTGAATGGATGGATCGGCTACTCTTACACATCAGCAATCCGCACTCGCATAGTGGGCATTCGACCAGTGAGCACAACCACCTTCAACTTGGTATTTGAAGGAGATACAACTAACACCTTCGCTACTGCTGCTAATCTCGGTACCGCAAAGGTCACGATCCCCGCTGGTTCATGGGGTTATGTGGATGTGCCAGTGACCAATATGGATTTTCAGCACTTCAGAGTGCGAGAAACAGGTGGTGCTGACTTCAATATTCAGGATGTGATTTTTGCCACCGGCTTGGTAGCCAATGCCACCGTGGTTGCCACACTGTCAAGCACCACCACTGCCGCCGCTGGCACCTGGCAGGAATGGTTTTGGAGTGCTGCTCGGGGCTATCCCGCAGCCGCCACCTTCTACGAAAACCGCTTCTTGGTGGGCGGCACACAAGATGGTCCGCTAACAGTGGCAGGCTCACGCACTGGCAACCCCAACGACTTCGACAACAGCAACACCACACAGGACTTTGGTTTTGTGTTCACCATCGCAGCAGACACCACGGGTAGAATCCGTGATATGAAGAGCAAGCGCAACGTGAACATCTTCACCACTGATGACGAATATGAACTGGGTGGAGGCGATAATGCGCTGTCACCAACCAATGTGTTGTGTCGTCGTCAAAGCCTTTATGGCATCTCCGATATACCAGTGCTTGATGTGGAAGATGAGTTGATGTTCTTTACCGCCAACTTCAAAGAACTTCGCAGTTTCGTCTACCAGTTGACTTCTGACAAGTATGTGGCTGACAACAAAACCATCCTGGCTCATCACTTGTTCGTTCCGGGCAAAGAGCCCTTTGATATGGCTTATCTGCGATCCTACCGAGACACACAAGCCAACTATCTCTATGTGACCCGGGAAGACGGTGAGATGTGTGTGTTGTGTGTGGATGCTGCGAGGAATGTGCTGGCTTGGAGTCGTCGTAAAACCAATGGCATCTACCGAGCCGTCAACGTGGCAAACGTGGTTGACTCAACGGGCAGAAGCAGAGAATGCCTCTTTGCGGTGGTTCAAAGAACCATCAACAATGTGGATCGCGTGTTCATTGAAGCACAAACGGAAGAAGATGTGTTTTTGGATCACTTCTACACTGGCACAGACACCACACCCAAAACCACTTGGAGCGGACTCAACACACTGATTGGTGAAACTGTGACCGTAGTGGGAGATGGCTTTGTGCTGGGTGACTATTTGGTTGATAACACGGGTACCATAGAAGTCAGTGAACCAGTGAGTGAGATACAAGTGGGCTTTAGATACGAAGCGGAGATGGTGCCAATGAATATTGTGGTGGGCAATCAAACGCTCACACGCAAAGGCAATCAGATACGCAAGGTTCGGGCAGTGGTGGATGTGGTCAACACCAAGACACTGTCAGTGGATGGAGTGGCAGCGGTGTTCCGCAACTTTGGCAACAACCTTTTGGATCAACCAATCGTGGCGTTCAGCGGCAGCAAAGAAATACGCCTTCGCGGATGGCTGAAGGATCAAACCTTCTCCATTCAAGTGAAAGAACCCCAACCTTGTGTGGTGCTGGCAGTGAGTTTGGAGATGGCCTATGCGTGAGTATAGCGTTGCCACTGCGGATGATTTGAAATACATCTGGAACAACTTTTCACCAGATGACAAGGCGCTAGCTGAGCGGATCAACCTTACATTCGATGAGTTTGTGGATCGCCATTTGCCCGCCAATTTGATCACTTATGGTGAGGATAGATGCGTGTTCCGCTGTGAGCCTGTACACCAATTCAACGTGATATATGTCTGGCAGTTTGCCACTTGGAAGTGCTGGCGCGCCAAACGACATTTCCGCAAAACTCTACTTGAGGTGCTGAAATCACTGCATTTACCAGTGATAGCGATACATAATCAACAACACAACAGCGGCTATAGATGGCTACAGAGTCTGGGATTTGAACTGGTGGATCAGATGGGTGCTGAGAACATATGGAGAAGACAACAATGAGTTTCCTTGGCGCAGCCTTAGCCTTGGGCGGAACCTTTCTTGGCAATCAAGCACGCAGTGATTCAGCCCGCATGCAGGGTGCACTCTACGAGCGACAAGCCCAAGCACTGGCTCTAGACAACACTCTGGCAAAACAAACAAGAACAAAACAACGCGACGCATTGATGGGTGCGCAAGCGGTGGGTTTCTCCAAGGCAGGTGTGACACTGGATGGCACTGCACTTGATGTGATGGGCGACACCGCAGCCGAGTTTGCAAGAGACGAATACGTGGCAGACCTACGTACACGACTGGGAATGGACAACGCTCGCTTCTCTGCATACGCCGCAGGTAAGAACGCCAACATGAGCAACATCGCTTCCTTAGTGGGCACCGGAGCACAAATCTTCTTGAGGTCATAATGGTCAATATACCAACCACTATTCTAAACCCCGGCAGTATTGGAAATGTGAACCCCGCTCAAGTGCCTGAACCCAGTCAAGCACTGGCACCTCTGGAGCGCACCTTGGTGAATGAAGGCTTGGCGATGATTGAGCGCGAATCTGAGCAGGAAGGCACACAATCGGGTATCAATGAGCAAATGGCCACTGGAGGCAAGGAACTGAAGCAACGCAGTGAATTGCGAGCATCAGGTAGAGCCTTCAACAGAGCCGCGGATCGCGTGTTCTTACTTCAACAGCGTCAGGATCTACAAGAGAAGCAGCAGGAAATAACACTGCGATACGGCAACGATCCCGTGGCACTTCAGGATGCGATGGAGAAACTCAAGCAGGAAACGCTACCCAATATCCCATCACGCCTTCAAGGCGCGTGGGCACTGGAGTTCGAAGAATCGCGAGTTCAAGCAGTGGGCAAAGCCCGTGAGGTGAGATTCCGAGAAGAAGCAGCCGCAGCCACTGCCATGCTGGTTCGTCAACTCAACGACGCCAACAACAATCTAACACGATTGATCATGACAGGTGCTCGTCCTGAAGAAATCGCAGCCGCAAAACAAAGCCGCGATGAACTGATGGCACTGGCGGAACGCCCCACAGAGGAAGGCTATAGATTTGATCCGCAGGTGCGCGAGCGCCTTCGCCAAGGCAACATTGATGTGGATGCTAGTGCAGAACTGTGGAGGCAGTGGCGTGCAATGGGTCACGAGCAACGACGTTCACTGATGACAAAAATCACCACCGGTGAAGTGCGCCCACAGGGAATGAGTGAACAAGGTGCGCGAGCGGTTGCTCAAGATATGCGAGCCATATGGAGTGAAGATGAAAGACGTCAAGCAGAAGCACGAGCAGTGGCACGCGAGCGCGAACGTGATCAACAAAACGCTAATAGAATCCGCACCGCTGACGAGCAGGAAGCTCAAGTAAAAGACTTTGTAGAACGCGGTGATGTGGTGGGCTTGGAGACTTATCTTGGTATACAGCGACAACAAGCACCCACTGAAACTGACAAGGCACGATTGGATGTGAATGGTCGTGAATGGGTTCGCCGAGCAGAAGTGGTGCGTGCCACACAGGGTTCGTCACTGCCACAACTGGCTGAAACACTCAAAGAGTTAGCAAGCAGAGCGGAAAACGCACCCACACCAGAACAGCGCAATCAAGCCCGTCAAAGCGCAGAGGATGTGGGCAAGGTGCTCACAAGTCGTGTGAACGCAGCCAACCAAAACCCCATAGAAACCGCACAGCAAATACGCCCCAGTGCCTTCCGTGATGAAAATGGACAGCCCATTGACATCTCCACTGCTGACGGCATTCGTGAAAGACAACGCCGTGCGGCTGTGGTTCTTGGACGTGCGCCGGAACAAGTGCCCGCTTTTACCAACTCGGAAATCAAGGTTTTACAAGACGAGTTAGCCAGTGGTGATCCACAGAGAATTGCCGCAGCAAGGCAACGCATCGCAAGTTATGGTGATTTAGCACCTGAACTGGCAGCCAAGGTGGCATCAGGCGACGCTGCTGCTGGCTTGAGAACACAAGTGGCAGCAAGCCCGGAGTTCACTGATGTGAGACTTCGCATGGATGCGGCACGAGCCAACTACGAGAAGAACAAGAACACTCCTGGCAATCAGCAACTCAATGACACACAAATTCGTCAAAGTTTCATCACCACTTACACTGGGTTAGCGGGTGATTTGGAATCAGCACTTTATCGCATCTACACCGAGCAAGTGAGACAACTGGTGGCGGATGGAATGCCCGCAGAGGATGCTTTTACAGCAGCCCGGCGCGTCACCGATAGATTGGTTCAAAAAGTGGAAGTGAGTCCTCCTGGCTTAATACCTGGCATCAGCGGTGCGGGCAAAACTGTATGGGTGGCGCGCGGTGGTGCGCCATTGGATGAAGCCGCCGTATCCGCCACTTACGCTAATTTGGAGAGAGACGCACACCTATGGAACATCAACGTGGGCGTGAGTGGCGATCCCACAACACGACGCACTCAAGATGAAGTGCGACAAATGGTGCGAAATGCAAGACTAGTGGAAGTGAATGGTGTGATTTATCTACGAGATGCGCAAACAGGTCAAAACATCACAGCATTTGTGAACGGGCAGTTTCATCCCGTGGGCATACGCAGAGATGGATCACTGACAATACCACAGCACCAAGAGCCACAACAACCCACCGCCCCACTGCCATCACTCGCACTGCCTTCCCCTACTACTACCACTGGAAGAGTGCGAAGCCCCACAGATATGGCAAGAGCCACAGTGGAAGCGTGGGCAAGAACCGTGGGCACCAACGGCAGAGTGCCATATACCGCTTATGATCCTGCTGCGGCTGAATACAGCACATCACCCACTCAACAAATGGAGATATCAGCGGTATCACATGCGATGAGAGCAAATGGCATTCAAGACTGGATGTTAGATTACTTTGCCGACAATGTGAGGAGTTTCCGTGATCTGCGCCGCAACCCCATGTTGAGACAGCGAGTAATGGCGGCATATCAACAAAATCGTGATCCAGAAGTGGTTCTGAACACAGGTGAACGAGTGCGGGGTATAAAAGCCTTTGACGTAATCGTGCAACGCGAACTACGCATATTGGATGAAGAACGATGACAAACGCGAATCCTGATGTACTGCCACTGGCAGCCCCGGCAGCACAGCCCACACCAATGGGTCCCAGTGATTTTTCTTTTGCTGGGGAAGCACCAATTGGCTTCTTTGGTGGATTATTCAACGCTCAGCAATTTGGTCAAGGACTCACTGACACCAGTGTGGGTCGTCTCAGTCGCATCTTTTCCGCACAAGGCGGCGAGGAAGTCACTGAAGAGCAATTCCGAGGCAGTGTATATGAAAGCATGGGCTTGAAATGGCGACCCGGCATCACTGATGAGGAATTGTCAACGGCATGGGCTGCTCGCATTAGAGCGGAACAAAACACCGCGTTTCAACGACGAGCCACCGGGGCTGGCAGCGTGGGTGGTTTGATTGCTCAGTTTGGCGGCAATATCCTTGATCCCATCAACTTGATACCTTTTGGTGGTGGCTTAACAGCAGGCAGAGCCTTCGCCTCCACGGTGCTGCGAATGGGAGCCGCCAACGCGGGCTTGGAACTGCTCACTGGCGTGCCCCTTGAATACCTGGCTCGCTCCTATGAGCAACAATCCTACACCTTCGCTGATGCCGCTATGGCGGTGGGGATGGGTGCAGCAGTGGGCGGCGTATTTGGGGCTGCTGGTTACGCATTTCGTGGGTTACGAGATATGTACAGGGCCATGCGACTGCCTGATGAAGCAGGCGCGCCCAACACTCTACCAAGACACGCAAACGCTCCAGAAGCACCAAGAGCGGAAGTGGAGATCAACAACATTCGTTTCCCCAACAGGGAATCAGCCGCACTTTACAACTTCAATAGAAACACACTTGAAGGCCAAACTCTGGCACAACGACTGGGATTTGAAACCTTGGATCAAGCCGAAGCCGCAGCCGCAGCCTATCGCCGCAGGGTGGAAAATGCCGTTCAAGCAAGAGGTGATGCCAACGCCCCCGTGAGAGCACCTGACATCACACGAGAAGTCACCGAACAAGTTGCACCGCCCTACTTCACTGATGTGCGACAAGTGGACAGCATCAAAACGCAACTGGAAAAGCAGGGTGTGCAATTCAGCGACAACCCCACGGCGGGTGAGCGAGTGGCAATGGCGGAATCACTGCGCGAGGCACAGATACAGCAAGCACGCATCGAGGCATCACGCAGCACCTTTGATGATGCACCGCCCCTAACGGAGCCTGCACAACCAGTGATAGACCTTTACCCCAATCGCAATCAACTGCGTGAAAGCAGTGTGAGTGATTGGTGGCGTCGTCAAGAAGGCGGCACTCCACAACAACAACTGGAAGCCCTAAAGGTGTTGAGCCCGCAGCAACTGGACTGGTTATTGGCGCGAAAACTGGATTATGCAACCCTACAAAAGTTGAGTGATGCCACTGGTCAACCGGGCGGCAATGCCACTGACTTCTACAACAACATTCGTCGTGCCACACACAACAGGGGTGAAACACCTCCGCAGGTTCGCAATGAACCCGCCGCGGAAATGGATGCGAGACTACAACAACAAATCGCGGAACGAGCAAGACTGGCTCAACAACTGCTCAACGACTTCAACCCACAGGGCGCTCGCACTGTGTTAAGCGGACTGGGTGATGTGAAGAGCATCGACGATGTGATGGCAGGGTTGAAGCATCGTTATGGTTCCGAGAATGTGGAACGCATCTTCCAACTATATCGCGATGACTTCGATGCCATCGCACGCACACCCTACGCAGTGCGTGATTACTTGAAGTGTGTGCTGGGAGGATAACCAATGTCAAAATGTGCCATCGACTTCAACAACGCCATCGGCAAGAGCGTGCCTGACGCAAGCCAACGATTGGAAGTGGTGTTCAATGAACTCCAAAGCCGTTTAGCGGTGAACAACCGGGACCTTGGTGTGATATATCGCCAATTGGAGCGTGGTGAACAAACAGAACTTACACAAGCCCTTAACAGCATTCTGGAACGCGAGAGTCAACGCATCATCGCTGAACAAACATTCAACTTGAACCGCAAGATACACACTGAAATCAGAACCAGCAACCTCCTTCAGGAGGTTAGAAACAGCCCCAACCCGGGAAAGGCTCTATTGGACAAGATCACATCACCAGTGGAAACAGGCTACAGCATAGAAGCAGCGGCAGCAGCCAAGTTCGCGCGCTTCTACAACCAAACATTCCTTCGTGAAATCAGCGACACACTGGGAAACAACTTCCACAAGATCATAAACAGCATGGATGACGTGGCTGTGGCAAATGCTCTTACGGCTCTACGCAGAGGCGGCACTGCACCCAACACACCAGAAGGTCAAATTGCTTTGAGCCTTCATCGCATCCAAGAACAAATCCGCGTGGAAATGAGCGAGATGGGATTGAAGGTGCCTTTGGACTCACTGCCCACAATGCCAGCCCTTAACTGGCGTAAGATGGAAGCAATGGGTCAGGGGCAGTTCAGAGAACTGTTTATGCGATCAGTGGACCCAAAATCAGGCAGCCCCGAGCAACTGATGACGATGGCTGATGCTGTTTATGAAAGTGTGCGTAGAACGGGTGGCGAAGTTAGACTTCAATCACCTGACTTGGATGTGGCGTCAATCCGCTGGAGAAGTGATGAAGCCTTTCAGCAGTTCCGCAACCAAGTGGGGTCCGATGAAAGAATCATCGTCAGTGAAATACGCAACATTCAGAGATACAGCCAACAACTGGCAGCCGCTGAAGTGTTCGGTGCGGACTACAAAAACAGTTTTAGAATTGTTGTAGACAAACTCACTGAAGAAGGCGTTATTGCAGACGCCGCCCAACTCAATCGCCACTTCAACGCAATGACATCACTGCGTGAAAACCCCGACTTCGATACCCTGGGCACTGCGGCAGCGGTGCTGAAGAATGTGAACATCGCAGCCAAAGCCGGTGAGCATGTGATAAACTTGGTGGCGGATATTCCCGCAATGACTTTTGTGGCAAAACGCTATCTTGGAATGTACGATTTGAGCGGCATGTTCAGTGGATTCACAAGCAGAGAAACTCGAGTGAACGCACAACTGATAGGAACGTTTGGTGACGGCATCATCGCATCACAGAGCAGAGCCTTCGCCACCCAAATCAACCCCAACGGCACCGCACAAAACATCAGTTTCAAAGCGGCTGACTTCACCATGGCAGCACAGGGAGCCAAGTTCTGGGAGAACGCCACTCGCGCTGGCTTCACACAACTTAATCTGAAAAACATCGGTAGAGCAATACGTGGTGATGAAATGCCGGAGCAGTTCTGGCGAGTGGCTCAACGCTTCAACTTGAGCAAGGCAGATATTCAGGCACTGGGTCGCCAACATCTTGATGTCAATGGCAACTTGGACATATTCACACTGCCACCAGATATCAGAGATCGCTACACAGCCTGGGTTCAAAGCAATGTGAGTGCCGCAGTGGTGGCACCTAACTTCCGTGATGAACTGGCGTTGAGACTGGGTGCGACCAATCAAGCAGTTGCTGACACGATCAACTCAATGACACAGATTCTACGCACGCCCGCACTGATGCTCCGCAAGCATATGTTGCGGGCTTGGAGTGAAGCAGAAGGCAGTGAAACTCAACGCATCATCACTGCCGCATCCAGTTTAGCAATGTACTCGGCGGTGACACTGCCAGTGATAGCTATGGCCACTCAAGCCAAAGAGTTCGTCAGAGGCAACAAACCCCTGGCGTGGGACAGCGGTGAACTGTGGAGCAAAACCATAGCAAGCAGTGGTGCTGGAGTGTTGATGCTGAACCATCTGAAAGAGATGGGCATCGGCGGATTACTGCGAAGCGTCACCGGAGTCAACATCAACCCCAGTGATGCGGAACTGCGAGCGAGTTTCTCCACACCCATTGGTTTGGCATCGGGCTTGTTGAGTTTATTTGGCAACGCCGCACAGGAAGCCTATGACGGCAGCGTGCCAGACAAGAAACTGTGGCAAAACACAAGAAAGTTCCTGAACACTGTTCCGGGACAAAACATCTGGTGGTTTTCAGGGCTTTACAGAGGCATGGTTATAGACAACATTCATCAGATGGTGGACCCACTGGGCTACAATCAGTATCGAGTGCAACAGTTGCTGAACACCAAGAACCGTATGGACAGCATAATGGGTGGCACAGCAGCCACTTCAGAGAGCGACTTTTCCTGGCGAAACCTTACAGAGAGATAAAGGAGCACACTAAATACAACGATGGCGATACTCAATAACACACCCCGCAGTGAGCAAATCGCAAGCGGCACACAAACCATATTCCCCACTGGATTCGAGATTCTTGATGAAAGTGACTTGGAGGTTTATCTCAATGGCGTTCTTAAAACACTGAACGTCCACTACACTGTGACTGGAGTGGGCGTAGACAGTGGTGGTAACGTGGTTTTCAATGTTGCGCCATCCAATGGCACCTCCGTTGTTATAGTGCGTGCTACCAATCCCGCTAGAACTGTAGACTATCAACAGGCGGGTTCGTTTAGAGCCGCAGTGGTGAACGCAGATATAGATCGCATCTGGGCATATGCTCAAGAGCAAAGCGTCAAGAGTCAACGCAGTCTAACGCTTGCTAACTCAGCAACTGGAACCTTCAATCTCGAGTTTACACCACAGCCCAATCGAGTGCTGGCATTTGACGCCACTGGCCAAAACATAGTGTTATATGATGTAACCAACGCAGGAGCCATCACACTGCCTTTGGCTGTGAGTCAGGGCGGCACGGCAGGCAGCACACCCGCAGAGGCGCGCTTGAATTTGGGACTGGTGAAAGGCGTTGCTCCAGGCAATGTGCCTGAAGTGCAACCCAACGGCAAGTTGAGTCCACAACTGGTGCCTCCCATGAACAATTCAGGCAGTCTACTCTATTTGTCGAGAGTGATAGCATAAGGAAAAGCAAATGGCACACAATCCCAATTTCACAGCAATAACACGAAACGATAGAATTCCATTCACAGATGCTCAAGACGTGCGTCCACGTGTGTTATTCGAAGCAGGCACGTCGGTGGCCAATGACACCAACAACCCCACAGTGTTTAGAGCGGGTGGCAGTAGAATACATGCTATTTCCATTGCCAGTTCGTCAGCCAGCAACATCAACGTGTTCTTCCATCTCGCACGCAGAAAAACATCAGTGGCAAACATGGGCACGGCGTCTTTTGCAACCAACAATACGATAACCCGAACCACTGGTTCTTTCATCACCGATGGATGGGTGCCCGGCGAAACATTCTTTGTAGCACCTTCAGCAGGTGATACCCGCACCACCACTGCCGCTGCCAATGGAGCAGTGGTCACGGTGACAACTGTGGCAGACCTAACACTCACGGTGAGCGGCACTCCATTTGTATCCACACCACAAGCACTGCCCGCAGGATTTGGCTTGTGGGCGTTCAGTCAACTGGGCTATGTGCCGGTGCCAGCAGGAGCGGGCAATGGAACCGTTCCCGCAGTGAGTGCCCTACAAACGGCTCAATTGCCTATCTTGGATGAAAGCCCCAATCGCTTCCTTACACTGGGAGTGGGTGACGCCCTTACAGCAAGACTTGGCACTGCGCTGGCGGCAAACACATTCATTGACATCAGCATATTTGCTGCGGATTACTGATGACAATTCAAGAGCCTGTTCCATCACTCAGCACTGACTTCAGCCCGCTGATGGCGGATGCTCCATCACGCAATCGCAACTCACCTGAACAGCCCTCGCCCTACTTGATACAGAGAAGCCTCCGCTTTAATCGCCCTGACAGCACCGAGTTGACACGCACGTTTACTGCCGTGGGCAATCGCAGGTTGATGACTTTCTCGTGCTGGTTCAAAAACAGCCAACAAACACCCTCCCTTTATATGGGCATCTGGGGCAGAAACACCCAGGACATGATTGGTTTCGGTTCTAGCATAATGAACTTTCAGGTGTGGGCAGGCAACACCCTGATTCGGGAAACTCGCAATCAGTTCCGCGACCCCGCCAACTGGACTCATTTTATAGTGGTGGTAGACACAGCCAATGCCACTGCGGATGACAGGTGCATCATTTATGTGAATGGCAGGCGAGTGCCTAATGCGGAGTTGACAACCAATGCCGCTGTAACGATCAACACGGACTTTGGCACTTGGAACACCAACGTGAGTCATTCACTGGGTGGTGTGAATGGAACATTTAGTGGATCCCCGGGCTTCCTCAATGGCTATCTTGCAGATGTGTATTTCTTGGACGGGGTAGCAGCACGACCAGAAAGTTTTGGCTTCTTTGACCGCTACGGCATTTGGCAACCCAAGAGGTATGATGGTGCCTGTGGTGGCGTCAACTCCTACTATCTCACTTTCCAAGATGCCAGCAACACAACTGCTGCCACACTAGGAAGAGACCAATGGCAGGACAACAACTTCACGCCCAACAACTTCTCGGTGACTCCGGGTGCTGGTAATGACAGCAGCGTTGACACTCCAACCAACAACATCACAACACTTAACTTCCTTGACACTGGTACCAACACCATCTCCAATGGGTCACTGGACATCACCAATGCGGGCAACTGGAACGGCACAAGAGCCACACAACCCTTTGCCACAAAAGGCAAATGGTATTTTGAAGCAACCACTAATGGCGGTGGCGGTCCATCAAATGGCATTGGTGTGGGTGTGGCTTTGGCATCAGCCAATCGCGCCACAACCTCCAATTTGGTTACCGGCGTATGGTCACTGGTTACAAACGGTGCCTCTTTTATTCTACAGAGCAATGGCACAACAGCGGTTAGCGGTTTACCTAATGCGGTAGCGGGTGAAACAATTAGAGTGGCGTGGGATGCCAACAGGCGCCATCTCTACCTTGGTCGCAATGGTGGATGGTATAATTCTGCTGGCACACTTATCGACAACTCCAACTTTCCCAACTCAGGCACGCCCACATTTGATCTGTCATCAGTGAGCGGTGACTTGTTTCCTTGGTTTCAAAACTTTGCCCGCACGCTCAACATCAATTTTGGTCATAGACCCTTCGCATATGCTCTGCCAGAGGGATATCACACTTTATCACAACCCAACATCCAATCAGTGATGCCACTGCCGTCAGTGAGACCTGATGAGGTGTTCCGCCCGGTGACTTATACCGGCAATGCCACTGCGAGAAACATCCGCACTGGTATGAGTCAAAGTCGTGGCGCACCAAGCCTAGTGTGGATAAAGAATCGTTCAGTAGCTTCAAACCATAGAATACATGACACAAGACGCGGCGGCGGTTTAAACTTGATAAGCAACGCAACCAATGCGGAAAACACAGATTCCACACAACTGACGGATTTCCTCACAGATGCTTTTGCCCTTGGTACCTCAGCGGAAGTGAACACCAACGCCAACAACTATGTGGCTTGGTGCTGGCAGATGTCCTCTTGCTTTGATATTGTCACATATGTGGGCGATGGCACAGCAAACAGAGTAATACCACACAGCCTTGGTGGTCGCCCTGAAATGGCCATCGTTAAGAACCGCGACAATGCCTCCAGTGGATGGTTTACTTGGCATCGAAGTTTAAGTTCAGACACTCACTTTGTGGCACTGCAAGGCACTAGCTCGGAAACAAATTCCATCCCTGTATTTCAGGCAGGTGGATGGCGACCCGCTGCTTTCGTTGTGAACGATGCTCTCAACGTCAACACCAATCGGTATGTCGCTTACTTGTTCCGCTCAATCCCAGGTGTGTGTGCGGTGGGCAGTTACATTGGCAATGGTGCCGCAGACGGACCTTACATGCACTGCGGTTTTGAGCCCAGTTACGTGATGATAAAAAGATTCACAGGTGGTGTTATGAACTGGGTGACGCACGACACCGCACGTCAACCCGCCAACCCGAACAACCTCATATTGTACCCCGACACAACTTCGGCAGAGTTTACAGTGGCTGCCTTGGACTTTACCAGCAGCGGCATCAAGATTAGAACCACTGATTCCGCTTATAACACTGGCGACTCATATCTGTATTTGGCAATGGCAGCACGCCCACAGGGAGCAAGAGCCAGATGAAAAACCTCAAAGACTTCGCCAAAAAACGATGGGAAGCGGAAGTAAAACAACTGGAACAACTATTCGCCGCAACCATCGAATTACCCGACTATCACTCAGTGACAGAAGAAGAATATGGCAGAGCCCTGCGCAGTCTACAACAACTGGACAATGCCAAAAGAAGCCGCCTCCAAGTGATCAAAGAACTGGAACGCATTCTTGATGATGAAGTGGGCACACGACGCACACAACGCATCACAGCCAATGAAATGACCACTGAACAAAAACAGATGCTTGCACTAG